CCTTATTTTTTCTCCGGGGGGATATTTTGGAAAAGGGGTTCTTAGAATGAATGATCTAAAAGAAGTCTACTTTGATGAATACTGTCATAAATGTCAGTATGAGGAGAAGAAAGAATCTGAAGATCCGTGTTGTGATTGCCTAGGGCAAGGATACAATGTAGATAGTCATAAGCCAATTAATCTAAAGGAGAAAATTAATGAGTAGGTATTTTAATGACTTCTCTGATACTAATGGTGATTCATTAGAACATCATGGTATTTTGGGGATGAAATGGGGAGTTCGTAGGTATCAGAATAAAGATGGATCATTAACCTTAGCTGGAAAAAGACGTTATAAAACAGATGTTTTTGGGTCCGGATATGATGCTAGAAAGGAAAAAGCTAAGGGTGTAACTAGAAGACTGAATGACTCTATGGAGGAGTTAGCAACTTATAATTCAAAGATCGCATCGCTCAATAATAAAAAGGGCGTAATAGAACGAAAATTATCTAAGATGGACAAGAGTAATCCAAAATATACCGATCTTAAGAAACGGTATAAAGATGTGAGTAAGGAGCATAAAGCTACTTTAAAAGAGAGAGATGAGTTTAATAAGGAAACTAATGATTTATGGAATAAAACAGCAAGTGACCCGTATCTGGACTTAAGTGTTTCTAGGAAAACTTATATAGATCCAAAGGTAAAGACTAAAGCAGATCTTGGTGTACTTGGAGGAGCTCTATCTGCCGTTTCTATGGCAGGGCTTGCGTATGCTGGAAACCCTTATGTTGCAATATTAGCTACGAGTGGTGTCTTGAGTTCTGAGATGTATGCACAAACTGTAAAAGCACTAAATTCATATAAATTATATAAGTTTAAGGCTAAAGCTAGAACAACTCCAGTGGCGAGACCTAAAGTTACTAATGCCCAGAAAGAATTTGACGATACACACTTAGAAAAGCATTAGATTAATGTTTTATTAAATTCTACGTAATTGTCAATATTTTAAGACTTTTCTGTTAGGGGCCTATTGCTTTTGAGAGTAGATTGTACATATTTCTACCAATAGTCCATATTCTCCTTTCAAGAATGACGTTCCATGAAAACTTGCCAAAACTCCAGCAATCCTACCGTATGCCCACAAAGGCAGTAGGCTTCTAATAGAAAAGTCTTAAATACTATGCAGAAAGAAGGTGAAACTGAATGGGCCGACCTAGAAAGTCCGATGAAAGTAGATCACTTCCTCCAGCAACTACACCAGAGGCGGAAGAGAATCAGATGATCTATCTTGCAACTAGACTTGCAAAGCAACAACTTGAAGATGGTACGGCTTCATCTCAGCTTATCACCCACTATCTGAAACTGGGATCATCTAAAGAACGTTTAGAGAAAGAGAAGCTCATAGAAGAGAACAAGTTGTTGAAAGCTAAGACTGAAGCACTTAAAGATGCTGCTGAAACAAAGCAGATGTTTGCTGATGTAATGGCCGCAATGAAGAGTTATGCCGGAAATCTTCCAGCGCTCGAAGAAGAGTTTAACGATGAGTAAATCTTATAACGAACTAATAACACTGCCGACATTTGAAGATCGATTCATGTATCTTAAGATAGGTGGCCGAGTTGGTGAAGAAACATTTGGGTTTGAACGATACCACAATCAGAAGTTCTATAACTCTGATCCATGGCGAACATTCAGGCGACATATAATAGAGCGTGATATGGGATGCGATTTGGGTCTAAGCGATAGAGAAATTGCGGGTCGTATTATCATTCACCATTTGAATCCAATAACACTTGATGATATCTTAAATGGAAACCCGTGTGTGCTAGATCCAAACAATGTAATATGCGTTTGTCATAGAACTCACGAGGCAATACATTATGGCGACTTATCAATACTAAATGTTGATTTAGTAGTGAGGTCTCCAAATGATACATGTCCATGGAAATTATAAGGAGGTGACGAAATGGAAAATAGCATTCTTAAATCTATCAGAAATTCTATCGTTGGAACAGATGATGGATACGACGGATTCGACAAAGATTTGCTTACGTTTATTAACTCAACGTTTAGCACCTTGTCCCAAATTGGAGTTGGACCAGACGAAGGATTCACGGTTGAGTCTGAGGATGAAAATTGGACCGATTTCGTCAGCGATCCTAAAATTTTAAACATGGTTAAGGCATATGTATTGGACAAAGTAAGAGTTCAATTCGATCCTCCTACATCTTCATTTGTACTAGACTCTCTCAACAAGAATATTGCGGAGTATGAGTGGCGACTGAATATCGAAGTTGATCCTGGAAAATCAAAATGATTTACAGCCAGTGGGCATGGTAATGGGATGGAGTTATGAAGGGAGATTAGAAGGAGAAGATATTATGCCTTCAGAGGTAATTGCTATTATTATCTCGTTATGTGGTGTAATTATAGCACTTGTAATTGGAGTCCTCGGAGCAAAACATAACAGTAAGATTGATATTCAGAGCAGAATTGATGCTGAAGTTAAACGAGCAGCAGACATGGCTTCTATAGGAGCAACAATGCAGGCAATTCAAATTACAACTAATGAGACAAAATCAGTAGTTCAAGGAATGCAGAGTGACATGACGGAATTTAATCGTCGTCTAATATTTAATGAGGCATCTGTTAAATCTGCACATAAGAGAATCGATGATGTTGAGGATCGTCTTAACATGACACACCGAGGAGGTGAAGAAGATGAAGATTAATTGGAAGGTAAGAGTTAAGAACCCATGGTTCTGGGTACAGATTGCAATCGCGGCACTTGTTGCAATGCTTGCATATGCTGGACTCACTGGTGCCGATCTTACAACTTGGCCTAAACTTGGAATGCTTATCATTGATACGTTTTCCAATCCTTATTGTCTGTTCACTGTTGCTGTCGCTGTAATAAACTCAGCATACGATCCCACCACAAAGGGGCTTGGCGATAGTGCAAGAGCTCTGACTTATACTGAACCTAAGGAGGATGAATCTAATGGGTAAGAATAATAACAAGAGGGTATCGGTTGACCCTGCTTTCGAAGAGGTTACCGATATCGATGATATTGTAACCGTAGAGGCGCCAGAAGTTGCTAATCCTGTTGAACTTAAGGTTTCTGCAGCTAATGGCTTAAGAGTTCGTAAGAACCCCGATGGTGATGTACTTGGTGTCCTGGTTAATGGATCCACGGTTACTGAACTTGAAGCTGGTGACACCTGGACAAAGATCAAGTCCGAAGAGCTTGAAGGCTGGTGCATGACAAAGTTTCTTATTAAAGCCTAATTTTAAAGGAGGCCGTTAATGGACAATCGTTGGATCGATATGGGTGGAGCCTCCATCGAGCATTTCGGAAGGCTTGGAATGCATTGGGGCCGTCATATTTTCGGGGATGACCCAAGATGGGGTAAAGACGGCCGGAACAAGAAAGGAAAGAAGCTTTCTCGTAAACAGAAGAAGCTAAGAGCACAGAATCTTGAGAAGGCCCGAAAAGCTAAAGAGGACAGAAAGAAATATGAAGCTGATAAAGAGAAAGCTGTAAAGTCTGGTTCTGCATCAGATGTCCTAAAGTATAAAGGTGATCTTACCCAGGAACAGATGAATTCTGCCCTTTCAAGACTTCAGTGGGAAGCTAATATTTCTAGGCTTAGCACTGCAGAAGTCTCCAAGGGTCAGCAGATCATCAATAATCTGGACAAGATGACTACAAATGCCGAGAAGGGTATCAAGGCATATAACATGGTAGCTAATGTAATGAATAGCGTCGCTGGAACTGAACTTAGAACAATTAGTACTGATTTCGGAACTTCTAATCGTAAGGCACTGGCCGAAGCAAGAAAAGCCGAGGCAGAAGCTTCTAAAGCATGGTCCATGGCTAAACAGGAACAAATTGACACTGAACGTAAGGCGTGGGATCTGAAAGAAGATAAGAAGGGGCGTAAGAAAGCGACCAAGAAGTAAAGGAGTGATATCATGCTGTCAAATACAGCCACTCCAAAATATTATGGAGAATTTAGGCAAGAAGTAAGAGCGGGAAGAATCCCAGTTTGTAAAACAATCTCTTTACAGATGAACCGAATAGATAGAATGATCGCTGACCCTAATTTATATTATGATGGTGAGTCAGTTGAGGCATGGGTAAGGTTTTGCGAACACGAATTAACACTAACTGATGGTACTGATCTTACATTACTCCCGTCATTCAAACTTTGGGCAGAAGATGTGTTTGGGTGGTACTACTTTGTTCAGAGGTCAGTGTATGAACCAGACCCTGATGGACATGGTGGACACTACATTAACAAGAAGGTTCTTAAGAGATTAATTAATAAACAGTATTTGATCGTAGCCAGAGGTGCTGCTAAATCTATGTATGCTGCTGGAATTCAAGCTTACTTTTTAGTAATGGATCCAAGTACGACAGATCAGATTGTAACTGCGCCCACAATTAGGCAATCTGAGGAAACACTATCTCCTATTAAGACGGCAATCACGAGAAGTCGTGGTCCATTGTTTAAATTCTTAACTTGGGGATCACTACAGAATACGACGGGCTCTAAAGCTGATCGTGTAAAGCTCGCTTCGACCAAGAAGGGCATTGAAGATTTTGTCACTGGATCTATTATTGAGTCTAGACCAATGACAATTGATAAGCTTCAGGGTGGCCGAAATAAGATAGCATCTGTAGATGAGTGGCTTTCCGGAGATATTAAAGAAGATGTAGTTGGCGCTATTGAGCAGTCCGCAGCTAAGATCGATAATTACTTCATCTTAGCAACATCTTCTGAGGGTACTGTTAGAAATGGTCCTGGCGATACAATCAAAATGGAATTGATGGACATACTTAAAGGCAAGTATAACAATCCTCATGTTTCTATCTGGTGGTATAAACTAGATGATATTCATGAGGTTAATGATCCATTCATGTGGATGAAAGCTAATCCAAACATTCAGGCACTCAACGCATACGAAGCTTATCAGCTTGATGTAGAAAGAGCAGAGATGGCACCAGCCTCTCGAAATGATATTTTGGCTAAGCGTTTCGGAATTCCTATGGAGGGTTATACATACTTCTTTACATATGAGGAGACAATTCCACACAGACGTACTGAATTTTGGAAAATGCCATGTGCACTTGGCGCCGACCTATCGCAGGGAGATGATTTCTGTGCATTTACTTTCCTATTCCCAATTTCAAATGGTACATTCGGTGTCAAGGCTAGATCTTATATTTCAGAACTTACGCTTAATAAACTTCCTGGCGCTATGCGTCAGAAATATGAAGAGTTTATTGAAGAAGGGTCTCTTATAATACTTAATGGAACAGTTCTGGACTTAATGGAGGTCTATGAAGATCTAGATGCATACATTGATGAGTGTGGATATGAAGTTCTTGCCTTTGGCTTTGATCCTTATCATGCAGAAAGCTTTGTGTCAAGGTGGGAGACCGAGAATGGTCCTTACGGAATCATAACTGTAAAGCAGGGTGCTAGGACAGAATCTGTACCTCTTGGTGAACTTAAGAAACTCGCCGGAGAAAGAATGCTTATCTTCGATGAGTCAATTATGCAGTTTACAATGGGTAATGCAATTGTGCTCGAAGATACTAACGGAAATCGAAAACTTTACAAGGCAAAACGTGAAGCTAAAATTGATAACGTTTCGGCATTGATGGACGCTTGGGTTGCCTACACTAATCATATAGAAGATTTTAAGTAAAGGAGTAATAAAGATGGGACGATATTTTAATAGCTTCATGGATGACTATAGTGAAGCATTAGAACACTCCTGGGGCACATCTCCTGAAGCCAAGGCCCGAGAGAAAGAGTATAACCACTGGTATTACCAGAAGCATAAGGCTGAGATCGAAGCCATAAGAAAGCAAAGAAGTGCAGCTACAAATAGTTATAAGCAAGCAGAAAAAAGTCACGATGATGCCAGTAGATATGCGTCCTTGGTGAATGGAATATATGATATAGGCTTTGAGTATTCTGACGAGCTTAGCAAGTCAGATATTGATAGGCTGGATAAGGCTCAGAAAGAATATAAAAGATTGTATTATGATTCGAAAGCAAAAAGTAGAGAATATAAATCTCAGGGAGATAGGCAGAAAGCTTCGGCTAAGGCTGATGCTGAGAAAATTCTTCAAGGCTTGAAGAATCCAACGGCTAAGGATCTTGCTGAGTTTTATATGGATACTACAGCTGAAAAAGCCAAAAAGTCTGCAGTAAGATAAGTTATTAAAAAGGAGTAAAGATGAGTCGATATTTTAATAGCTTCATGGATGACTATAGTGAAGCATTAGAACACTCCTGGGGCACATCTCCTAAAGCCAAGGCCCGAGAGAAAGAGTATAACCACTGGTATTACCAGAAGCATAAGGCTGAGATCGAAGCTGTAAGAAAGCAAAGAAGTGCGGCCACAAATAGTTATAAGCAAGCAGAAAAAAGTCATAATGATGCTGTTAGATATTATGAGTTATCGGATCAAATGGATGCTAGACTCCATGGATGGAAAATGGGCCCAAGAACTAAAACTTCCGAGAACGATGGCTATTCCAGGAAGGTAACGCCTATATATGAATGGGGAGGTCTTGATCAGGATGAAAACAGCCCAGATCGTTATGCGGGAATGGGTTACAATGGATCAAAAGCTAGACACCTTACTATGTCAGCCAATTCTAGGTTAGAAAGCGCTAAGGCTACATACCAAAACAAGGCAGAGCTGGCATCGAGGCAACGTGATTATTTAATTTCTAAGGGGGCTTGGCAGAATGCAAAGGCTAAGGATGAGGCTAAGAAAATTCTTCGAGGTTTGAAGAATCCAACTGCTAAGGATCTTGCTGAGTTTTATCTGGATACTACAGTTGAAAAAGCCAAAAAGTCAGCTAATAAAGCTAAGAAGTACGTAACTAAATCTGTATCCAATGCTGAGAAAGCATCTAATAAGGCTAAGAAGTATGCAACTAAAGCTATGTTTACCGCTGAGAAAGCAGCTGAGAAAGCAGCTAATAAGGCTAAGAAGTATGCAACTAAGACCGTTAAGTCTGCAGCTAATAAGGCTAAGAAGTATGTAAAGGAGTAAAGATGAGTAGATATTTCAATAGCTTTATGGATGACTCCAGTGAAGCATTAGAACATTCCTGGGGCACATCTCCTAAAGCCAAGGCCCGAGAGAAAGAGTATAACCACTGGTATTACCAGAAGCATAAGGCTGAGATCGAAGCCATAAGAAAGCGAAGGAGTGCAGCTACAAATAAATATAAGCAAGCAGAAAAAAGTCACGATGATGCCCTTAGATATGAGGCGTTGGCTGGTAAAATGGGGGATAGAATCTATGGATGGAACGTTAGTAACGTTTATAAAGATCCCGATGGCAATTATCGCGGAAAACGAACACTTGCATATCCTGGACGTCTTAATGATCAAGCTAGGGATAGGTTGAATAATTCTAAGAGAAAATACGAAAAAATGGCAGCGGAGTCGGAGTCAAAAAGTAACAAATTAAATTATGAGGGGGATAGGGAGAAATATT